CAGGCGTCGTCCATGTAGCGCCAAGCTGCTAGCTCCTCCAGCCAGGCAAGACACCTGTTCCCGCCGGAGCGCAGCCGCTCCGTGTCGGGCTGCGTGTTCGCTCCGAAGAGCTTTGCCTCACTGCCGTTGGGCCAGCGAACGACGGTGCCCCCGGCCACGGTGACCATCTTGGCTTCGGGACTGTGGACCAGCAGGCCGGACGGGCCGGTGACGCAGGACGTAGCCGCGTCTCCCAGGGTCGGGGCGATGATTCCCACCCAGTGGGGGACCGGCCCCGGGAGACACGGCGGACCGTGGACGTGATCGTGGACGTACTTGGCACAGGCGTCGGTCTTGCCTGCCCCGCGCCCGGCGAGCAGCAGCCACCCGTACCAGTTTCCCGGGGGCGGCACCTGGTGGGGCAGAGGGGTCCAGCGCGCCTCGGTCAGGGTACGTGCGTGGAGCAGGAGCTTGTCCGCCGCCTGCTTCGCCCTGCGCTGCCGATCATCCATGCAGGGAGTATGCCCCACGGAACAGGGCAGACGAGCCCCAGGAGGAGGTGGGCACCATGAGGCTCTTCCTGATCATTGCCGGGGCGATCGTCGCTGCCTGGCTGCTTGTCACGGTAGTCTTCCCCGCTCTGTCCCGGTGAGGGCAAGGGCAGAGCCCCCGGCCGTGGACACACCCCGGGGGCTCCTTGTTGTGAGCGGACAAGGCCAGGCTACATCCGGACCGCGCCCTCGGGCATGCGGAGGATCTGTCCCGGGAAGATCAGGTCAGGGTCTTTGATCCGGTCCCGGTTGAGGTTGTAGATCACCCGCCAGGTCGTCTTGTGCGCACGGGCGATCTTGGCCAGCCAGTCCCCGTGCCGGACCGTATACGTACCCGCAGATACGGGCTGCGCTCCTTCGGCCGTCTCTGTATGGACCCGGGGCGCAGCCTTGGGCCGGGGTGGTGCAGTCGACCCGTACGGGCGCACCACCCCGGCGATCGAGCCTCCGAGCCTGTGCAGACGGCTGTAGCCGACCCCGGAGTTGACGTGGCTACTCGCCGTGTCCACAGTCCGGCCGCCCCCGATGTAGATCGCTACGTGATCCGCATGGGTGCGGAAGGTGTAGACGACCAGGTCTCCCGGACGGATCTGAGACAGGGGCACTCGGTGCAGGTGGGCCAGCTGACCCGCTGCTGTACGTGGGATCCGGACTCCGGCGTGCAGCCAGGCCTGGGACGTAAGCCCTGAGCAGTCGAAGTGCAAGGGCCCGTTGCCGCCCCAGAGGTACGAGGCGGGGCCGATCTTGCTGATCGCGTACGCCACGGCCCGTGCTGCTCGGGACTGCGCTGACGGAGCCTGAAGGGACCGGGACGGGGCCGACTGGGACCTGAGCAGGGGCGCTGGTCCGGACCGGCTGAGGCCCGCCCTGAGGCTGCACACGGGCCACGCTCGGGGACCCTGTGCCTTGAGCACTCGCTCCGCCACCCGGATCTGCTGCGCCTTGGTCGCGCGGTAGGCGGGTGACGGATAGTCCGGCAGCTTGTATGCCGACCAGGTACGCGGGCTGAACTGGAGTCCCCCGCTGTACCCGTTGCCGGTGTTGATGTGCCAGTTGCCGCTCGACTCGCACTTGGCCACCTTGTCCCACGTGGTGACTGTCGCTGCCGATGCTCTGCTGCCGGAGCCCACGGTGAGGGCAACGGCAACGGTGGACACCCCCGTAGCACCGAGCAGCGCGCGACGGCGTGCCCTGTGCTCTTTGATCTTCTTGTGTGCGGCCATGACGACCACCTCCGCCGAGCACGGTAACGGCCCGGACACAGGAGGCCAAACGGCAGGGCAGAGATCTCACTCCAGGTAACCGCGGTCCCGGGCGATCTTAAGAGCTGCGCGCAGGCGGTCGTACCGGTGCATGTGGAACACGCCGAGGCGCTGGTACGCAGCCGACATGTGGGAGGCCACCCGCCTACGGTCCATGCCCAGGGCCTGGGCCGCTTCGACCTGGGAGCAGTCGTGCTCGGACAGGTAGCGGATGACCTTCACCTGGGTGGGGGTGAGGCCCGCGTCCTGAGGAAGGGGCGCATTGCACTGGGCGGCGACGTAGGTCGCGTTCGCCAGGCGGCAGGCCACGCAGGGGGTCTCCTCGCGTCGCAGGTGGCGGAGGTACGCCCGACGCTCGCCGCAGTCCCGGTACGGGCCGATGATGCCCGTGATGAGCCCGTGGGCCACGGAGTGGACCAGGTTGTGCGTGCCGAGCCGCTTGGAGATGCGCCAGTAGATGTTCTTGACGCTGCCCTCGTCCAGGTGGTGCACCCGGCAGATGTACGAGGCACGGTGCCCCTGGGACGCCAGCCACAGAACGTCACGTTCCAGTTCAGGCAGGGGAAGCGGTGCGGTAGGCATATGATCTTGGTCCTTGGTCTTAGATTGGAGTGGCGTCCCCCGGACCCCGGGACCCACTGCCCGCCGGGGGACGCCGGTCTCGGCCTCCGGAGATCCATCGCCCTCCCCCGGTCCAAGACTCACTGAGTATTTACCTAAATCGCCTATGGTCCAAACGCGCAGGCCAGCTGGCCTTTTATACGCAGGGCCGTATGCCCATACGGTTACGCTGCGTACGATTTAGCTTAATCTACCGGTCCATAGCGTAGCCGAGGGACGAGGCTCCCGTCTGAGGAGCGAACGGAGCGGGGCCTCACCGGTCATACCGGCCCTGCTCTGTTCGCAGTCACCCAGGTCAGCCTGGGTAGCGATGTACGGCGTACAGCGGGGCACCCGTCCCGGCCGGGTATTTATACGGACTAGAGCGTCGGCGCAGGGGTCAGCCCCTTGCCCTGAGCGATCTTGAACGCCTGCACGGCCAGGGCCCGACAGCGGGGAGGGACGGCCGAGACGTCCTCACCCTTGAGCATGCCGTCGATGGCCGCGTGGATGTCCATGTGGCAGGTCGGGCAGAGGTCGATCATGGGGGTCTGGACCGGGACCCCTGCCGCCTTGAACCAGGACTGCGGGCAGATGTGATGCGCCTGGACCACGGCGCACTGGTGCGTTTTGTACAGGGCACACGGCTGGAGCCGGAGCACGCCCCCGACCACGACCAGGGTCTCGTTCATGGGCTCTCCTCCTCGTGCACGATCTCGCCCTCGATGGTGCGCAGGTGGGCTCCTGCGGCCTCCAGCGCGCGCTGGCGCATGGCAGGCTCCAGCTCGGGCACAGCGGCGAACGCAGCCAGGATCGCCTCCGTGACATCCATGGCTTCCTCGTCCACCCGGCGGCCGAGAGCGATGTCGATCTTCTCCCGGGCGTTGGTTCCTTCCAGCCGGGCCTGCTGCTCCTCCAGGGCACGCAGCTGAGCGAGGGCGGCGAGTACGGGAGCGGCATCCTGGAGCGGGCGGCCGTCCTCGTCCTTGACGATCTCCCCGGAGTGCAGCACGTAGTGCGGGGCGACGATGATGCCGAACAGCCGTCGGCGGATCTCGTTGAGGCGCAGGCTCGCTGCAGTCAGCTTCTCCTCGACCGCATGATCGGCCCGCTTGCGGTACTCCTTGAGCGCCCGGACGATGTCCACGCCGACGTGCCGCTCGATCTGGACCAGGGTCAGGTTGGGGTTGTGCCGCCTGTACTCCTCGGCCATCTCCTGCGCGACCATTTTGTGCGTGAGACCACGGTTGGCCAGGGTGACAGCCTTCCAGCGACGGGCCTCCACGAAGGTCTGGTCATCATCATTCCACGCTGGACTGTTCGACATGATCCCTACCTTCCCTTGGGCCCTACCTGATCACTCCCTTGGTCCTTTCACGGTATTCCACGGCCCGCTGGATCTCCTCTGCTTCGCTTCCGCAGCTGGTCATAGCGGTGCGCATGTAGCTGACGACGGAGATCCTCTCGGCCCCGCAGGCCTCGCAGTACGAGGTCCGCCTGTCCCCGCAGGCACAGACCAGCGCCGTGTTGCCGTGCCACTGGTGCGCATCCATGAGGATGAGGTCGCCGTCCTGGAGGTCTACGGCGATGCGGTACTCGGGGAACACGAACCGGCCGCCCGTGTACTGGCCCCGGCGCAGGCAGAAGATCGTGCTGAAGCCCTTGTCGAGGTCGCCCTTGTCGGTGTGCACGCCGGTCGGGTACGTGTTGTTCACCGTGATGGTCGTGAACGGGGTGTCCGGCACGACCCAGTCCGGGTGAGTCCGGCCTATCTCCTCCATCTGAGCCGCGTAGCGGTCCGGCACGTGCTCGGCCATCCGCTCCGATACGAGCTGGAACAACGGCTTGAGCCGCTCCCACTCGGGCAGGTGCCGTCCGGTCCAGGCGGTGAGGCGGCAGAACTTGAACGTCCCGCTCGCCTCGAACGCGCCGAGGATGTTGGAGCTGACGTGCATGAAGTACGAGCG